GTCTCGCTTTGACGAGATGCTGTTCGTGGGGTTTCAGGCAACAACTCCCAACAACGACTCGTACACCGTGACGGCCAAGGGTTCCATGCATGGGACCATGGGGCTGATTACGATGGCTCAACGGGCGACGGAAGGAGAACACGATGAGTAATCGTAAACCCAGAAAGTCGGCCAAGAAGCCCAAGTACACCTTTGATCGGATGCTGGTAGACGGCGACATCCTGATCTATTCCGTGTGTTCCGCCGTCGAGTATGTCGCTAGGTTTGACGATGACACCGATGTTGTATTCGGTAACACCAAGGAAGCCCTAGCGATCTGTGAAGAAACCCTAGAGAATTGGAGCAAGAAACTCAATGCAGCGCGCCCAGTTATTGCGTTTACGGGAACCGAAAATTTCCGCAAGGATGTCTACCCCGACTACAAGAGCCACCGAAAGTCCTGCCGCAAGCCCTGTGGATACAAGTCCATCAAGTCAATGTTGCAGGATCGGTTCGATGTGTTGGTTGAGCCGCGCCTTGAAGGCGACGATATTCTCGGTCTGGTTCAGACTGATGGTCGCTATGAAAAGACCGTCATCGTGTCCTCCGACAAAGACCTGACAAGCGTCCCGGGGTGGCTCTGGAACCCCGACAAGGATGAGGAGGCCCGGGAGATCACTTGTAATGAAGCCGACCAAATGTTTCTTACACAAGTGCTGACTGGAGACAAGACTGACGGCTACCCCGGGCTAGAGGGTGTGGGCCCTGTGACCGCTGCCAAGATCCTGAAGCAGGGTACTTGGGACGAGGTCGTGGGTGCCTACGAGAAGGCTGGATTCACCGTTGAGTATGCGTTGACACAGGCTAGATGTGCTAGAATTCTTCGATCTGGCGAGTACCGCTGGGACACTAAGGAGATCAAACTATGGACCCCATGAACCGTTCACGACTGTTGACCACCCACAAGGAACTGACTGATGAGGCCCGGGCCCTGTCTGAGCGTAAGAACCACGACTACTCCGGGGGCAAGGACGATACCCACCCCTTCCTCAACTTCACCCGCTGTGAGGCCATGGGGATCTGTAAGACTGAGGCTGGGATCATGGTCCGCCTGACGGACAAGATGTCCCGCCTTAGTACCTTCATTACGACAGGGGAGTTCAAGGTCAAGGACGAGGCCCTCCGGGATACCGTGCTGGACATCATCAATTATGTGGTGATTCTCTACGCCTATGTCCAGTCCCAGAAGGAATCCGGGAAGTGAATAACGACATTTCTAAGGAGGCAAATACCCCAGTTCCAATAATTAAGTTGGAAATGCTGGGATATCTCGACAAGGTCTTCCCGGAAAAGTGTGCAATTCTGGGCGAGACTCAGGACTCCATCTTCTATGCGGCTGGTCAACGATCCGTTGTTCGTTACCTGTTCCGGTTGTATGAAGAGCAACAAGAGGCACAATGGAAGCGTGACTAATGGGATCATTTGCGGATTTTCTATCGCGGACTACTGCAAACTTCGCAATGCCTTTTTCTCCCAGCCTGCGTCGAAAGATTAGGGCTCAACACGGCAGAATCCACAAGCGTATGGGCTTGCGTGTTAACGGGAAGAAGTGGGAAGTCCCGTATCCAGAAACCAAGTCTCCTAGCATTGCAGCCTCTCGTTATAAGATCCCCTCAACCCGTACTGTCGGAACGGTCGGAAATCCCTCATACAAGGTTTAACCTATGTGCTTTTTCAGCAGCCCCCGTGTTCAAGCGCCGCCGCCCGCTCCTGAAATCAAGTTGCCTGAGCCCCCACCTCCGGCTATTCAGTCTGCTCCTATGACGCAGAGCCGTCCCAAGACCCCCAGCGATGTAAACCCGCTGTTCAAGCGGCGCGGCAAGAAGTCCCTTACGATTCAAATGGGTTCGACTTCCTCCTACACCCCGGGAATGTAAATGCCTGAAACTGGTAAGGCCCTATACCTCCACTTGGAGAATCAGCGGTACTCGTATCTTGAACGAGCCCGCGATTGCTCCCGTCTTACGCTTCCGCACCTGATGCCCGACGATGGGGATCAGCGGTCGCAGAAGTTCGTGACCCCGTACCAGTCCATTGGTGCCCGTGGGGTGAACAACCTTGCTAGTGCCCTGCTGCTGTCCCTGCTGCCCCCAAACGCCCCGTTCTTCCGGTTTGTGATCGATCCGCAGGCCGCGAAGAACCTAGAGGCCCTGAATCCACGGGCCAAGGGCGAGGCTGAAAAGTCTCTGGCAGACATGGAGCGAATGATCGCCAAGGAGATCGAAGTACTGAACATCCGGGTTTCGCTGTTTGAAGCCCTGAAGCAGTTGATCGTCTGTGGCAATGTCCTGCTGTACTTCCCCGATGACGGCCCCATGCGGGTCATTCGGCTGGACCGTTATGTGGTCAAGCGCGATCCCATGGGTCATGTCCGGAAGATCGTGATCAAGGAGACTGTGGCTCCTGCTGTACTGCCTCCTGAAGCAGCGGAGATTGCCAAGTCTTGTATGTGCAGCCACGAAGACACCGTGGACCTGTACACCTGTTGTCATGTGCTGCCCGATGGTAAGGTCGAGGTCTACCAAGAGATTGGTGGGACCGTCCTTCCAGACAGCACCATTACCTACCCCGCAGAGCGGAATCCGTTCCTCGCCCTGCGTATGAACCGGGTGGATGGTGAGGACTATGGCCGCTCGTATGTCGAGCAGTACTATGGGGACCTAGTTTCCCTAGATAGCCTGCGTAAGAGCATCGTGGAGGGATCTGCGGCTGCGGCCAAGGTCCTGTTCCTGATCAACCCTGTCGGCACTACCCGCCCCAAGAAGGTCGCCCAGAGCCCCAACGGGGCCATCATTGAGGGCAACGCGGCGGATGTGACGGTTCTTCAGGTCAACAAGGCTGCTGACTTCAGCGTGGCCTTGCAGACCATGAATTCCATTAACGAGAGCCTGAGTTACGCCTTCCTGCTGACTGAGGCTTCGATTCGGAACGCAGAGCGGGTTACGGCTGAAGAGATCCGGTTGGTGACCCAGAGTATCGAACGGCAACTTGGTGGCATCTACAGCCTCCTGTCGCAGGAATTCCAGTTGCCGCTGGTCCAGCGCATTATGGATCGCATGATCAAGGCCAAGAAGATGCCTAAGATCGATAAGAAGTTTGTGACTCCAGCGATTGTGACTGGTGTCGATGCTCTGGGTCGTGGCAACGATCTGAACCGCCTTGATGTTTATCTTCAGGGAATTGGACAAATCTTGGGCCCACAGGGACTTCAGCAGTATATTGATCTGCGAGAGTACATGAACCGTCGTGCCGCTTCGCTTGGCATCGACACGGCGGGACTGGTCAAGACTGAAGAGCAAATTCAGCAGGAGCAGCAGATGGCTATGCAGCAACAGATGCTCCAGCAGAATACTCCGACGATGGTCCAGAGTGCTAGTCGAGTTGCCGAGCAGAGAGCCCTTGAACAGTAATGAGTAATCACCAGCAAGTTACGATTGTCCGAGACACCGCAGAAAGCAACAACGAAGTGGACGCTTTGGCTCAGGCCGTAGCAGAGGCACAGGGTACGGCTTCGGCCCAGACTGAAACTCCGCAGTCGCGTCCTGAGTGGCTTCCCCAGAAGTTCCAGAGCCCCGAAGATCTCGCTAAGGCTTACGGCGAACTGGAAAAGAAGGTGGGAACCAAGGAGGCTCCCAAGGCTGGCTTTGAGAACCTTGAGCAGTACTCGACCGAGTTCTACCAGAACGGCGACCTGAGCGACGAATCGATTCAGGCCATCACCACCAACATGGGCATTCCGGAGCAGATCGTCCGGGCCTATGTGGAGGGTCAGAAGGCCGTCATGGATCAGCAGTTCAGTTCTGTGATGGGTCTTGTTGGGGGCGAATCCCAGTACGAGTCCATGACTTCGTGGGCTGCTGAGAACCTGCCGGAAGACGAGGTTGACGCTTTCAACCAGATCATGGACAGCGGTAACCTCAGCACGATCAAGGTTGCCGTGCAGGGCCTGTGGGCTCGTTACGGCCAGACCAACGGCAACCCCGGAGTCAAGTTGATTCAGGGTGAAACCGTGGGACCGTCGGGTGGTGCCTTCCGCAGCGTTGCTGAGATCGTGCAGGCCATGAAGGATCCCCGGTACGCCAAGGACCCCGCGTATCGTTCGGATGTCGAGAAGCGGGTCGCCCTGTCTAACGCTATGGGAGTCCGCTAATGAAGAAGAACCCGAAGACTACCGTCCTTGGCATTGCCACGATCCTGACCGCTGTTTCGTCGGCTGTGATCGCCCTGCTGGATAACGACCCGGCTACCGTGTTTGATGTTGCTTCGGTGGTCGCTGCCGTTACCGCTGGTCTTGGCCTGATTCTTGCCAAGGATGCCGACAAGGCGGCGTAATGGGTTGGATCTACCAACTGGTTACTTCGATCCTGCACTTCATTGAACGGCTTGCATCTAAGGAAGTCAAAGGTGAAAACGCTGATCCTAATGCTGGGGGCGTTCGTGACCGCTTCCGTAGGCGGGTGCAACAGCACCGTGATTCTGGTCCCTCCGGGAACTCCTGTTCAACTGGCGGAACCTGTCAAGGCGCGTGTGTTCGTTGTGCAGAAAGACGGGACTAAGGTGATGTCTTCCAACCGGG